AGCTCTTGAGCGATTAACTCATCTAGAGCCTTCTCGCGGTCGTAGGCATCGATTTCGCCTGCTTCAAACATCGCCTGGATGTCGGCTTCGCTAGGCGGCCATGCTGGCTCCAATTCGCTAGGGAGGAAGTCGTCGGAGTTGTTCATTAGTTGAATCGTGATGTGTTTTGGTGCGGACCGGTGATGTACCAGGAGCAGACTGAGCCAGGGATCCCGCGCTCTGATAGCGATTGGTTCCAGCCATCGGCTAATTCGTCAGCGTCCCGTTGTGAAGCTGACAACTGATAAACGACTTGATGGCCGTGTCGTTCGGTGTACTGGCAGAGATGGAAGACGTGTGTTTGTTGTTTTGGTTGGTTCATTAGTTGTGCTTTGCACTCCCGTAATATAGGACGGATATTAGTCAGCCGTCAACAACAGGGCATAAAAAAAGACCCCTAGCTGGGGTCTGGTGATTGTTGGTGCGTCACACTGCGGAGGCTGGATAAGAATTTAAATATTCGGTGATACTGTCACGAATACAGTCGAACCCGTCCCGCCGTGGAGTGTCATCACGCCTAGCGGCAAAGATGCATAGCCCATACTGCTGAAGCATTCCGACGCGATCGCTGACGCTCTCGGTCTCCCAATACTTTGAGACTCCCTCCGATTCCAATTCGGAGTGGTCATCGTCAGACAGTAACGGATAACCCTCAACGGCTTGGATTGATTCGATCATTTCATCAGTGATAAATCGAATATCAACCGCAATGCCGCAGCCGTTGTGCCCATAGCCAATCTCATGGATGGCATTGTGTGGATCGTCCGAGTTCAGGAATGTCCTGAAGTTCGACAATCCCACTAGCCCCGTTGTCCCGTAATCGCTGTAACCGAACCATGATGGGACGAATCCGAGGGATAACTCCCGCCAGCCATTATCAAGGCAACGGGTAAACAGCTCATCATGGGATTGATTCCACCAGACTCGACTAGGTGTTCCATCTTCGATCAGAACCCAGTGGCCTTGACAGCCGTCAAGTTGATCGATCCGACGCTTAAGTTCGTTAGTCATAAAAAAAATCCCGGCCTAAGCCGGGGCTGATTGTGTTGGTACGGATGACGCGATGAAATAATAATGATCCTGATCGTATCCGCTGGCGACAAGCTGAATTTGCCAATCAGCCATCGGTGACGTGTTGATCAGAGCTAAAGCGGCGGCCTTAGCGTTCTCCATTGCGTCAAGCGTGTGATCCCATTTAAGGGTCGCTCGCCAGGTTTGATCATTGTCTCGCTTATGCGAAGCCGTGATCCTTGAACAGCGATAGTTAGTCGGTCCTAGGTATTTGGTGCGTATCAATGGGCCAGAGCAGAGCATCATGAGGTTGATTGGTTGGTTTCCTTAGAATACTACAGCAAAAAAGAAAGCCCGGCAGAGCCGGGCGATTCCTTAGGCGTTTGCCTGTTCCTCACGCTTGCGAAGATCCTCAGTCAAAAGACCGATGATCTCTTCCTGCGACGAACGGCTCAACGAGTTGACTAAGTAATAGTTAAGTGCCTCTCGCAAGGCACCGTAAGGCAAACTTAATTCGATACTGTCGCCGCTTGTTTGGCAAACTGCAGTGATCGAAGAACTGTAGATCTGAACCGTGCCACGGCTAATGCTGTGGCTGGTTGTTGTCTTGGTTTCCATGATGTTGTTGTTTGTTGGTACGGAAAGAATAAAAGCCCAGCCGAAGCCGGGCGATTGATCAGACAAAACTAGGCAGCTCAGGCGCTAACGCTGCTACGCGATAGATCCGATGAGGGTTGATCCGTGCCCGTAACGTTGCCAGACGCTGTGCGTCTTGCTTCGTATTGGGACGACCGACCGCTTGCCAACCTGCCTCGGTTCCGCAGTAACAAGTCACGATGTGGCGCATGGTTTGGTCCGTTGGTGGGGTGGTCTGAAGGGTCGCTTACCGGCTTGTGTGCCGTGCCTTCAGGGTGGTTTCCTCGCATTGCTTGGGAGCAGTCCCGTGAAGGGTTGAGCCGGTGAGACCGCAGGGCGTGAGGCGGACGGGACGCCCGCCCTGCCTGCGATTGGTGCCGATCGGCTCCCAAGCGTATTCAGTTGTCGAGGTTTCGCGAAGTCCAAAACGTTTCCGCTTTTTTCTTCCCCCCTACAATAGCAAAATTTCCACAGAATAGTGTTCTAACAGGCTAAAGAAATGTTACGGATCGGTGGGGGTAGTGTTGCGATTTCTTAGCGGCAGTGAGGTTCCCGCACACCCCAAATATATATCCGTTTAACAGTTCTATTGTGCTAAAAAAGGCCCCCATGATTAATGGGAGCCGGGGGTGGGGTCAAGTTTTGCGGTCGTATCAGTCGGTCTTGTCCTGAATTTTGATAGTCAAATCAGGCGCTTGGATGTTGACAGTCTCAGTGGACTCACCAATAACCCGCCCAATGGAATCCAGCACTTGACTTGCGGTCTGCAATTGCCCCTTTTTAATGGCCTGATTAAATAGTTTGGTACGCATGTGCTGAAGCCGCGCCAACATATTTTCGCGGTCAGACTTCCAATCTTCATCAACGAGAAGCTTTACTTCTGCCCAATCACGCCAAGCTGTATTGATGCTGACCTGTTCACGCTCAACATGCTCATAAACAAGTGCCCTAGCCGACAACCCCTCTAACTGCCGACGATATAAACGCCGCACACGATCTTCTTTTGCATTATTGGAGCGGCGTTCGTCTTGAGTCATGCTGATACGACCTTTTTCAAGATCTTAACTGGTAGAAAGGCTTCTAGCCCCTATAGAAGGGGGGCAGGGGCCAAAAATCTGTGTAATGTGGCATTTATGAGCCAAAAAACCGCACCAATAGAGCTTCGCTGGGCTCAAGGCCAAGTATTTTCGTGCGAAAAACGCTTCAGAGTTTTAGTAGCAGGCCGTCGTTTCGGCAAGTCGTACTTATCTTGCGTTGAATTGGTGCGTGGAGCAATCAATCGACCTGGGGAGACATTTTTCTATTGTGCCCCGACTTATCGGATGGCAAAAGATATTGCTTGGCGAGCATTAAAGAAGCTTGTGCCTCAAGTTTGGATCAAGAGTAAGAACGAAACCGACCTACGACTTGAGTTGATCAATGGATCAACGATCGAGTTGAAGGGAACAGAGAATGCTATGGCGTTAAGGGGCCGCAGTTTGTCTGGGGTGGTATTGGACGAGGCTGCCTTTATGAGTTCGGACGTATGGTTTGAGGTAATTCGGCCAGCTTTAGCGGATAAGGAAGGATGGGCATTATTTATTTCAACGCCGGACGGGACAGCTAGTTGGTTTTATGACTTGTGGTGTTATGTGCCGGAGGACGCAACAGGATTATGGGAGAGATGGAGTTATACGACGATTGACGGCGGAAATGTTAGTAAGCATGAAGTTGAGGCAGCCCGCGCCCAGCTCGACACGAGAACATTCCGCCAAGAATTTGAGGCAAGCTTCGAGAATCTTACGGGTCTTGTCGCAATTAGCTTCAGTGATGAGAATATCTCTACAGATGCCAGGGATATAAGCATCCAGCCATTGTTACTTGGGGTTGACTTTAACGTTGATCCAATGAGTGGTATTTGTGCGGTTAAAGATGGCGATACTTTGTATGTCTTTGACGAGATCATGTTGACTGGCGGTGCAACAACCTGGGATTTTGCCGAGGAAGTTACGCGTAGATACGGTGTGGATCGAAGAATTATTGCGTGTCCAGACCCTACGGGTGGAGCCAGAAAGACCTCTGGTGTTGGCGTAACGGACCACACGATTTTGCGTCGCAGTGGTTTTACGGTCCAATCACCCAAGGCGCCATGGAAAATCAGAGATAAGATTACAGCCGTGAATACAGCGTTACTTGATGCTGCTGGGACGCGAAGGACTGTAATTCATCCACGATGTAAGCAGTTAATCAAGGATTTAAGGACGTTGACTTATACACCAAATACGGGGCTACCAAATAAGAATTTAGGAGTGGACCACGCATTTGATGCGTTCGGTTATTTAGTTTTACAACAGTTT